GTTAAGAAACTCTGATTCTACATATTCTCAAACTTGGGGGTTTCAGTTAGATACAAATAAAGATTTAGTAATTACAGGTTCAAGTGGCTCTGGTGGTTTAAAATTTGTTACAGGCTCAAGAGGGGCAACTTTTGCAGGAACTATATCCTCAGGTGCTTTAACAGTTGGAAATTCAGGCACATCAAGATTTACAGATACTAGCGGTTTTCCTTTACAAATAAATAGAGGTTTAGATGTTGATACTTTTGGTTCTAATGGAGCATTTTTATCAATGGGTAGTATAAAATCAGGTACTTATGTTGATGCAATAAGAATGGCAGGAAGTTTAGCATCTAATGGAACAGATGGAACTTTTACATTACAAACTTTAGGAGGTGGTTCTTATACAACTGCTTTGACTATAAATAGTTCACAAAACGTAGGAATTGGAACGTCATCGCCTGTTAACAAATTATCTATAGTTGGTTCTGCAAATACAGGTATGAACATACAAGCAGGTACTTCAAATATAGCTTATTTAGATTTTGGTGATTCTGATGATACTAATTTTGGTGGTATAAATTATAACAATGCTGATGATACTTTAAATTTAAGAGCAGGAAACACTAATAAATTGACCATAACCTCTGGAGGAACTGTAAGCATTCCTTCAGGTGACAGAGATAATGGTGGTAAAGGTGGTGCTTTAATAGTCGGTGGCAATGTAGATAGTACTGGAACAACAACAAACACAAGAAAGATTGGTATAATATCTTCGCCAAGTTTTGACAATACTGATGGTAATGTTATAATGATGGCAAATGATTCATTTGATAGCATAAATCATAATCTATATTTAGGTAGTATATATACTGGTTATACGTCACCAAAAAATATTGTTTTCATCACAGCAGATGCAGTAGGTGGTAGTGGTTCAGAGGCAATGCGTATTATGGGTAATAGAAGCATTTTAATGAACACTACTACAACTGGTAATGGTGTTTTAAGAATAGATTTTAATGATGCATCATCATCACCTTTAAATTATGGTGCAACAATTACTGCAGGTAGAACAAACTCATCTGTAGCAATAGGTTTTGAAAACCCAAATGGTTTAGTAGGTTCAATACAAACACTAAACTCAGCAACATCTTACAACACTTCATCTGATTACAGACTAAAAGAAGATTTACAAGATTTTAATGCTTTAGATATTGCATCTAAAATTAAGATGTATGATTTTAAATGGAAAACAGATGATAGTAGAAGTTATGGTGTAATAGCACACGAACTTGAAGAAGTTTTACCACAAGCAGTAAGTGGTGAAAAAGATGCTGAAGAAATGCAACAAGTTGATTACAGTAAGTTAGTACCTATCTTATTAAAGTCTATACAAGAACTGAAAGCAGAGATAGACGAATTGAAAAAAAATAAATAGTATATTTGTATAAATTAAATTAAAAAATTATGGCTAATACTTACTCGTGGAATTGCAAAACTGTAGATTGCTACCCTACTTTTGACAAACAAACTGATGTTGTTTATAACGTGCATTGGAGAATAACTGCAACAAGTTCTAAAAAAGATGGTGAGGGTAACCCATATATCGCAAGTTCTTATGGAACACAATCTATTTCTACAGATGACATAAAAGACTTCATCCCATTTGCAGATTTAACAAATGCAACTGTAACTGCTTGGTGTGAAACTACAATGGGTGAAGAAAGAGTAGCTGAATTAAAAAGTGGTTTAGATGCTCAAATAGAATCTAAAATAAATCCTACTTCTGTAACATTAGAGGTATCTGAATAAAAATAATTTTATATTTCTTTAATTAAGTTTGTAGTATTATTTGTTTAACAATTAAATTTTAATACTATGCCTTCAACTGGTTTAATGAACGGAACTACCGTTGTATTAAGTATCAAAAATGCTGACGGGGGAAGTTATTCTCCAATAGGTCACGCAACATCTTCATCAATTAGCTTTAACATGGATACACCAGACGCTACTTCAAAAGATAGCTCTGGGTATCGTGAAATTATTGCTGGTACTAGAAGTTTAGATTTTAGTTTTGATGGGTTTGTGGCTTACGATGATGCAACAAATATTGAAGAATTAATGGTGTTTATAAATAATAGAACAAAAGTTAATTGCAAGTTTGCAACTGCCTTAACTGGTGATGTAGTTTATTCTTGTGATGGATTTTTAACATCTATTGATTATACAGCTGATAGCGAAGCTCCTGTAACATATTCAGGAACTTTTTCTTCAACAGGTAGTGTAACTATTGGAACTAATTCATAATTTTTAATTTACAATTAATAATTGTAGATTTACTTTATGAATAGTAAAAGAGGTTACGTAGAGGTAGAGATTGGAGGGAAATTAAGAACCCTCCATTTCTCTATGAATTTTTGGTGTCATTTTACAGAAACCTTAAATATTAGTTTAAACGATTTAGATAAATTTTTTACAAACGGAATAAACATTTCAACTATTAGAGCACTTATTTATTCTGGTTTAATTGCTTATGACCAAGAAAAAGGAAACAATCCTGATTATACTGTTTATGATGTTGGCAATTGGCTTGAAGATTTTAATTCAGAACAACTTACTAAAGTTATGAATACACTTTCTCAATCAAGAATATTAGGGAATGATTTAAACATGGGAATTGAAAGGGCTACTACAAATCAAAAAAAAAAGTAAATAAAAACGGTTGGGAATTAATTTTAGATTTTTACATTGGTCAATGTGGAATATTACCTGATGTATTTTGGAATAATACATTAAATGAAAATATAAGATTATCAGAAGCATATCAAATAAAAAATAATTTAGAATGGGAAAGACTTCGTTATATAGCAACTATGATGATAAATTTGAAAGCTACTAAAGCTTCACAACGAATACAGCCACAAAAATTATTTCCGTTACCACAAGATAAAAAAGAAAATTTACCAAAAGCAAAACCATTATCTAAAAAAGATTTAGATAAAATTATTGCTAAATGGAATAGCATAAAAAAATGGAAAAAAACCTAAGTTGTAAAATATTTATATTTGTTTTTAAATATTTCTTATGAGTCAAGAATCATTACACTATAGAATTACAGGGGATGCCAAAGGTTTTAAAGGGGCTGTAAACCAATCTAAAAAATCTTTAGGTGGTTTTCAACAACAAATTAAAGGCGCTGCATCAAATATAAAATTATTATTAGCCGGCGCTTTAACTGCAGCCGGTGTTCAAGCTATTAGAAGCGCGAAAAATTTCGATAAATCAATGACCCAAATAAAATCATTAGTGGGTGTTGCAGGAAACGAAGTTGATAAAATGGCGGAGTCTGTAAAAGATTTTTCCGAAGAAATAGGAATTAATGCTAATGAAGCTGGCGATGCTTTATTTTTTATTACATCAGCTGGTTTAAGAGGGTCAGAAGCAATGGATGTTTTAGAGGCGTCAATGAAAGCAGCAAAGGTTGGATTAGGAGAAACAAAAACAATAGCTGATTTAGCAACCTCAGCGCTTAATGCATACGGTTCTGCTAACCTATCTGCAACGGAAGCTACAGATGTAATGGTTACAGCGGTACGTGAAGGTAAATTAGAGGCCAGCGAATTGGCTCAATCAATGGGTAGGGTATTACCGTTAGCTTCTGCAATGGGCGTTGAATTTCATGAGGTTGGTGCTGCCTTTGCAGCATTATCAAGAACGGGTACAAATGCGGCTGAAGCCTCAACACAAGTAAGAGGAATATTAGCTTCATTATTAAAACCAACAAAGCAAGCAGAAGAAGCCTTAACTGAAATGGGATTATCCTCTAAAGAGTTAAGAATGCAGTTAAAAGAAGAGGGACTTTTAGCAACGCTTGAAACATTAAAAAAAGAATTTGAGGGTAACGATGAAGCTGCCGCTCAAGTGTTTGGAAACGTAAGGGCTTTATCTGGGGTTTTAGATTTAATGGGAGCTAATGCCGATGGTACTCGACAAATATTTGATGCGTTAACTAAATCAGTGGGGGCTACAAGCACTGCTTTTGAAATAGACGCGCAAAGTTCTGCGTCAGAGTTTGATAAAGCTGTTGTCAGATTATCAACATCGTTGCAAGAAATAGGTGAAGTTATTTTGCCAATGGTAGCCAGCGCATTAGAAGTTGTTGCTAACGTAGTTAATTTTTTTAAGCTTGATAAGCTGCGTGAT